TACAGCGGTATTCTTTTTAACCGGCCAGCCTTCCAGGCAATGCTGTCTGATATCAAAAATGGAACGGTGAATTGCGTCATTGTCAAGGACCTTTCGCGCTTGGGCCGCGAGCACGTCGACACCAGTCGTTACTTGCGTCAGATTTTCCCCGCTTTAGGGGTCCGCTTCATCGCGGTGACGGATCACATAGACTCGGAGGATGAACATACTGGCGATGACTTGGTTGTTTCAATTAAAAGTATTCTGAACGACAACTATTGTAGGGATATCTCCATTAAAACACGAAGTGCTTTGCAGGCTAAACGGCAAAATGGAGACTATGTGGGTGCCTGTCCCATCTATGGCTACAGGCGTGATCCCGAGAACAAAAATCATCTAGTCCCTGACGAATACGCTGCTCAAGTCGTGCGGGACATCTATCGGCTTCGTATCAACGGGGCCAGCGCGGACCGAATCGCAACGGAGCTAAACCGGCTGGGGGTGCTGTCACCCTTAGCTTACAAAATCAGCAAGGGACTCCCGCACCCCACCGGCGGGTGTGCCGACCACCCGGGCGCTAAATGGTCCGCGGTGACGGTCATCCGCATCCTGCAAGACGAGACTTACACCGGAACTCTGGTCCAAGGACGGCAGACAACTCATAACTATAAGTTAAAAAATCAAATCAAAAAATTACCGGAAGAGTGGGTTCGCACTGAGAATGCCCATGAAGCAATCATTTCGAGGCAAGATTTTGACCTGGTGCAAAAGCTGGCTCAGTTGGATACTCGGGCCGCGGCAGGTAAGGATTCTGTCTATTTGTTCTCAGGGATATTGGTTTGCGGCTGCTGTGGCGGACGTATGACGCGCAAAGTCAATACTTATAAAGGACGGAAATACGTCTATTATCGCTGTCCCACGGGCAAGGCCCACGGCTGCAGCCACCCCGCCATGATTCGTGAGGATGTCTTGGTTCAATGTGTCCTGGCCTGTTTGCAGGCACATATTAAAAGTGTGATTTCTCTTGGGGAATTACTGGCTAATATTAGCGAAGAACGAATCAATCGCAATTTGGTTGAGGGCTATAAGGCTCAAATTGCAGAAACCGAAGTGCAGTTGGCACAAATCACCCGTTTTAAAACTTCCTTGTATGAAAACTTCGCTAGTGGAATCATTGACAAATCCGAATATAAGTCGCTGAGCCGCCACTATACAACGCAGGCGGAACAACTCCGGGATGCCATTTCATCACTGCGGCATGAAATGGAGCAGGCCTTGAACAATAGCAACGACCGTCTAAAATGGGTAAAGCAGTTCCGGGAGTTTGAGACAATGTCTACGTTGGATCGTCGGGCGGTGGTTACCCTTATCCAATCCGTCCGGGTCATCAGTAAAACGGAGTTAAAAATCAATTTCCGATTTGAGGATGAATACAAAGACGCTCTGAAAATGTTGTCTTCGTGTAAGGAGGCGGTTTAACAATGGCACGAAAGAGCAGAAAGAACAAAGAAACATTTTTACTTTCCCAAACACCTCATATGAAGGTTTGGTGGGCCGGACTCTACATCAGACTGTCAGTAGAGGACAACGGAAGCCGTGGCGACTCGTTGGAAACTCAGCAGCAAATCATGGAGGCGCACCTCGCCCTGTGCCCTGACATTGAGGTTGTGGAGGTCTATATAGATAATGGTGTTTCGGGCCAAACTTTTGAACGGCCCTCCTTCCAGCGTCTGCTGGCTGATGTGGAGGCTGGGAAAATTAACTGCGTTGCGGTGAAAGACTTATCCCGGTTGGGCCGCAGCGCCATTGATTCTGGATATTATGTTGAAAAGTATTTCCCGTTGCATGGTGTCAGATTCCTGGCCATCAATGACCAATATGACAGCGAGGACGAAAACAACGGGACTGGACAGATCGCCTTGCCCCTCAAAAACCTCATGAATGAGGCTTATGCCCTCGATATCAGCCGCAAAGTCCGGGCACAGCAGCATCAGGCGATGCGGGCTGGAGAATTTATCGGGTCTCGCCCGCCGTATGGATACCGCAAGGACCCTGCCAACTGTCACAGGCTGCTGGTCAACACTGATACCGCCCCGGTCGTGCGTCAGATTTTTCGCTGGGCCGCAGATGGCGTAGCTCTTAATGCCATCGTTAAGAAACTGAACGAGGCCAGTGTACCGACGCCCAGCCACTACTTGGCCAGTATCGGACTAATTAGTAATAATAAGATTATGGGCAGTGGAAAATGGCAAACCAGGACGGTGGGCAAAATTCTGGCGGATGAAGTCTATGTTGGTGATATGGTACAGGGCAAAACCAGGTCGGTCAAGCGCAAGCAGGTCCCTACTGACCCGGCAGACTGGATTGTAATACGAGATACTCACGAGCCGCTGGTTAGCCGAGAATTATTCCAGAAGGCGCAAAATGTTCGGGCTCAAGCGGCCCAAAAATATGCCAAAACAGAGAAACTATCCTTTAGTCCCAACATTTTTAAAGGCCGCATTTTCTGTGGCCACTGTGGTAAGTCTCTACATCGGCAGAGAAGTCATGACCGGTACTTTTTTAGGTGTATTTCCAACGACCGAATCAGAAAAGGAAGCTGTCCAGGGGACATTCGTGTTCTCCCAGAGGATGAACTGATTTCAGTCATTCTGGATATTATCCAGAAACAGGCTTCTATAATAATCAATAATGGGTGCTGGTCGAAACGTAACGGCAAAGTTGCTGAGCAAAGCGCAGCTATAGGGAAAGAGATAGCCAGGCTTCAACAGGAAACAGAACGTGACCGCAAATACCTCATCAGTCTGTATGAGCATTTTGTTTCTGGAGTGCTTTCAAAAACAGAATATACTGAATTAAAAACTGGTTATGAACAAAAAATCAAGGCCGCCACGTCCCGGTCACAACAGCTTTTGGAACAGAACAGGAGTCTGGAAAGGGACCTGAACGACTATATTGAACTGTCCGATAGGCTTGCATCTCTAAAAGGGGATATAACTCTGACCGGTGACTTGATAGGCCGGCTAGTAGAGCGGATTGTTGTCTATGACGAACAAAATATATCGGTGCATTTTAAGTTCAGAGACGAATTTGGAAAGGTGGTGCAAGAATGAATCGTATACCTTATATAATTGCTCTCTACATACGTCTCTCGGTTGAAGATTTGAAAGCAGAGAGCATGAGCATTGAGAACCAAAAGTATGCCCTGCACCAGTATGTCGATGCTATGGAGGATGTAAGTAATCCAGAAGTTCAAGAATATATCGATAATGGTTTTACCGGGACCAACTTCGAGCGACCTGCTGTCCAAAAACTGTTTGACCTAGCGCAAAAAGGGGCTGTCAACTGCATTATTGTCAAAGATTTTTCTCGTTTTGGCCGCAATAGTATCGAGGTCGAATATTATCTGGAGCGAGTATTTCCTTTATATAATGTCCGTTTTGTATCTATCAACGACGGCTACGATAGTACTCAACTTCAGGGCGATACAGGCGGCATCAATGTGGCTTTCAAATATCTTCTCAACGAACTTTACAGTAGGGATTTATCAATAAAATACAGAAGCGCCAAATTCGCAAAATTTCGACGGGGTGAATACCAGAGTAAAATCTGTCCGTATGGTTACAGAAAAAGTGAAAATGGCCGAATGGAGCCAGATGAGGAAGCCGCCGAAACTGTACAGCTGATTTTCACGCTGGCTCAACAGGGGCTGGGAGCAAAGCAGATCGTTAAGGCCTTGTATGACCGGAACATCCCGACGCCTGCGGAGTATAAGGCAGCTCACGGCTTTACTGGCCACGATATCTCCCGTTGCCATGGTATCTGGCACGAGTCCACCGTAGCTCGGATTCTGGCGGATGAACGCTACACTGGTATGTACATCATCGCTAAACGCGAGGTGACCGAGGTAGGTGGGCATCGGGCCAGGCTAAAACCTGAGGACCAGTGGGTCAAGATTCCTGACCATCATTCAGCCATCGTCAGTAAGGAGCTGTACGACCAAGTGCAGGCTTTGCGGCCTCATACCAAATGTGCGAAGAAAAATATCAACGTATACCCGCTGCGCAGCAAGGTATTTTGCGGTTGCTGCCGTCATGCCATGTCCCGGACATCCAACAAAAATCATGCCTATATTTGTCGACACAGTCAGATAGACGGCGCAACTCCCTGCCACGGATTACGGATTTCCGAGGTGGAACTGGAACGCATCCTTTATAATATGCTTTTGGTACGACTTCAAACTTTAGCCACCTCGGAGAATTGTGTTTCGACATCTGCTCCAGAAGACCTGGATCAAAAAGTTGAGACTTGTAAGGAAGAAAAACGAAAACTGTATGAACAATTCGTAGCACAAAAAATCAACCTAGAGGACTACAAAAACCAGAAAGCTAAACTGGATGGTGAGTTGGAGCAGTACAAGCAAACGTTAGCTATTGTCAGAGCTCAAATAACCGGACGAAGGGACGCCGAAGATCAAGGCAGTCTGCTGCACCGGTTTCAAGAAGCTGGATGCCTGACAATAGAATTGGCAGATGACTTAATCGACCGGGTGGACATTTATCCTGACGGTCGAGTGGAGCCCATCTGGAGATAGCGCAGCCCCCTGATGCGGTTACCTGCATCAGGGGGCTCATTTTTGTTTTATTTCCAAAAAATAGTTTCTATGTACGGTTCGCTTTTCGCTCTCAGAAGGACTCGCCCGATTTCTCGGCCGCTCTCATCCCCTGATACCACCGCCCACAGGGCGAAATAACGATATAGGTTCTTCAATGTTTCCAGCAACTCGCAATTATTGTAGTAAAACAGTTTGTCTCCAGAATTTTTTATTTCCTGCCCAAGCTGATCCATACGGTTATCATCATAACCCAAGCGGGCAACGTATGCGCGATACTGCTCATCGTTACGGTAATAATTGAGAACCGCATCAAACACAGCCGTTTCCAACGCAATTCGGAACTCCGGAAGTATGTCGCCCCGCTCAGTCAGGTGCGCTACAAGGAGACTTATAGGTACTTTTGTCCACATTACCGTCGGGACAATATAATACCACTGATGATCGCCGTCGTAAAAGTAAGTGTGG